CTTTAAAAGATACTAATTTTATACCCAAGAGAGGAGAGAATCATGTATGAAGTAATACTTTTACTCCTGGTTTACATAATTGCAATATCGTGCATTGCAATTATGAACAAAATATCACCAGGAAATAGGATGTACACAGCGTGGGTAGCGTTTGTGTGCGTGGCGCTTACAGCTTTTGTAATTGTTTACGAAGCTCTGGGGAAAGCTCATTGAGCTTAACTAAGGCGTCAGCCCACTGATGTCTGTTGAGAGCTGCGTTGATGTCAATGATTTTATCAAGCAATTCATCTGGGAAATAAATGAGTGCGAGAGCATAAGTAGCCCCATAATTCTCAAGAACATCAGCAGAGGCATGAGTGACACACTGACCAGCATAACGCATATAATCTTCAAAAATCCCACGCTTGTAAAAATAAGATGTTTTACGAAGCTCGGCTTCATCATCCAGTTTACGCATTTTATAAAGATGATGATTATTGAGCAGGGTAGTGATTATAGGCGAGAGAATCGCGCTAATTGCTATAACCACAGTGATAGTTATAGTTGAATCAAATTTCATTTTTATTAGAACCTCCTTTCATCTGCGATTATAGCACGGAAAAAGGAGTACAGAAAGGGAAAAACCATGTGGAAAATATTTTTCAACTACAAGGACAAGAGCAGATGCACTGTGAAGGGAAAAGGAACCATCACACCGGGGTTGGCGGTGAAATGCTTTTACCGGTATGGACTCCATGCTGCAGAGAGCATATATCAGCAGTACCCCAAGAAAGACCATGAGCCGGTACCACTGGAAGAGAAGATACGAGAGTTTGGTGTAGATGCAAAAGAGATGAAGAATGCAGTGCTGCAGGCGGAAACGTTGCTGGACAGGATGCAGGAAAAGGAGAGCAAATGAGAATCGGACTGGAAATAGAAGTCTCGGACAAAGAACTACTCGGCAGACTGGCGAATGTCAAAGAGAAAAAGGAAGCGCTTGATCGGGCAATGGCACAGTTGGAAAGCTGTATCACATCGAGGTACGAGGCAAAGAAGCATATTGCGAAAGAAACATATCGACCAGCTTTATTTGAAGATGCAGAGGAGAAAATGCCATGACAAAGGAAGAATCACTCAGACTTGAGAAAATCCTCAAGAAAATAGATAAAGCAGATGAGACAAACTGCAAGAAAGAGGAAGAATACAACAGTTTCTGTACTAACACGAGAGAGGACTGGAACGAGGAGAAGTATCAAAAGCTCAAGAGAGAAAAAGCCCTCACAGAGGCAGCATACTTTGCAAGCCTCATTGAACTCAAGGCAGAAGTGAAGTGCATGCTGACTTGATAGAAAATACATCCGGCAAGCCCGGGGATGAAAGCAGAAAAAGGCAAGCGAACATGCAGTATAAGCATAGTATTTACCGGAGGTGATAACCATAGCACTCAAATATAGAATATTCGTTCACACTCTGGAAGATGATCAGATATATCGTTTTGACGATCTGACACAGGAACAGAAGCAAAAATTGGAACAAAAACTAATAGAACAAGTAGAAAATGTGCCATTGAGACTTGCGGAGGAGGCATAGACTGCATCTGCAGTCTCAGTGGACAAGCTTAAAAATGACAAATTAAATAATATACTTCTGGGTTTGACGGAGCACCGAAAATGCTATTTAACTCCTGTAAATTAAACTAAAACTTCCATCTATACATACGTAAACCTATTTTGTACATACAAATCGGTGCTCCGTCAAGCCCGGAAACGAAAAAGGACATGACATGAAAAAAGGTGAAATTTTAATAACGACAGGCATAAGCTTCTTTCTCCTGTGTAGCATGGGCATAGACAGCCCGGCACCACAGGGACAGATGCTTGTTATCGGAGGGATGCTCATATCAGCGTGTGTGACGCTTTTGGGATTCTGGTTTGAATGGATCGAAAAAGGACAGCGCGAGAGCATCCAAAGGACAATGGAAATAAGGAGGGCGGGCAAGATTGCTGCAGAGGATACAAAAAGTACGCTCCCAGTTAGAAAGACAGAGCGCGGCCGCATACATAACAGAGACAGCGACAAAGAGAAAGCGCAGGAGAGAAGAGTCATTTGATGCCGTTTTGCAGGCAGAAATAGCAAAGCTCAAGGCCTCGAACAGAGGCTGATTTAAAACATTCTAAAGTATTAAAGTTAGGAAAAACTATGGCATACATCCAGGATACTTATTACCTGGGAGATTATATAGCGACTGAGATAAAGTTTATAGGAAGGAATGGAGCCAAGGGTGAGAGGAGAGCCAAGAAGATAAAAGCTACTCCCGAGCAGATGGCAAGGCAGAATCAGTGGACGAGGGGAAAGAAAGAGAAATACCTGATACTTGCTAACTTCCGTACGGGTGATGTATGGGTGACTCTCAAGTACCCAAGAGGGACAAGACCGGATGCTGAGAGAATCAAAAGGGACTGGAAAGTATTCACAACGGAAATGAGAAAGCTATACAAGAAGCTGGGCATTCCGTTTAAGTGGGTGAACCGCATGGAGATAGGCAGGTTCGGAGGCCCACATATACATTTCCTCTGCAATCGCGTGGACAACATCGACACACTCATAAAGGACACATGGCACAAGACCATTGTTGATCTGATTGTCCCGGGCAAGAACTACGTAAACATTGCTCCATATGATTCAGACGGAGCAAAGGAAGTGGCAGAATATCTGACCGCCAAGCCGGACAAGAAGGGCATAGAGGGACAGCTCAATCTCTTCGGAGAGGAAGAGCAGAAGGTGTTCTGCAAAGTGAGCAGTTCAAGGAACCTGGTGAGACCGGAGCCTAAGCGCAAAAAGTACGCACACTGGACAATGGCAAGGTTCTTCAAGGATGGCATCAAGCCGGATAAGGGCTACTACGTGATGCCGAACACCGTGAAGGTGGGCGTCAACAAGTGCACAGGCTATTCATACCTCTACTACATGCAGCGGACTATCTCAGACGGCAAATCCCCCGGAAACCGCATAAAGCCCCAATGGGAGGCAGATTATACACATTATGAAAAAAGTTAACGTATACATCTATTCAGGTATCAGAACAATTAAAAAAACAGACGGAGCAGCAGGTTACGTTCTGTCATATATGACCAAAAAAGACATCGAAGCCACATTGAGCAACATAGTCTATCTTGAGGATGTGACGCGTCACGAGGCAGAGCTTGAAGTCCTCAACCAGGCACTTTCAAGGCTCAACACAAAAGACATTGAGATAGATATATATACCGACTCAAGTTACCTTACATCAGCGCTGGATCTTGACTGGATACACAAGTGGCAGCAGTCAGGCTGGAAAAATTCCAAGGGCGAGCCGGTAAAGCATGCCGACAAATGGCAAAAAACGTTGATTTTACTCAATGGAACACGATTTTATATATACACGAATCAACACCATGAATACAGCAACTGGCTCAAAAGCCAGTGCGAAAAGAAAGGACCAAAATGAAACCACTATCAAGTTTATTTTACGAAGCGTACGAGCCACGCCAGAAGCATTACAAGCTTTCAATGAGGCTCAAGGAAAGCAAAAACGAACACACCATAAGAATCACCCAGAACGGTCGGGAAATAATCAAAGTCACGGAAGAAAGCCGTGAGCATGCTTTTAACGTGGCAACCAAGGAACTTGTTAGGAGATTCCCGATAAAGCGCAGATAGAGCAGAGCGTGTATGCAGAAAGAGAGGCAGCAGTTGAAGACATGCCAAAATATACAAAATACTTAGAATTTTCACAGAAAGAAAGAACAGCAATCCGCGAACGTGACAATTATATGTGCATATTCTGTCAGGTAGGCTACAGGATGCCACCGGCAAATGAGATGGGGAAAAACATGCAGGATATAATGCATTATATCCCGCGCTCATCATTGGGACTCGGCATCAGGCAGAACGGAGCAGTAGGCTGTCGTTACCACCACAATATGATGGACAACGGCAGCAGTGGAGAACGCAAAGAGATGCTTGAGATGTTTAAAAGCTATCTGGATGAGTTTTATCCGGATTTTACAGATGCGGAGCGAAAATACGATAAATGGAGTTTTTTAAAGGAGAAACCATATGTTTGATAAGTTTGGAGAATTTGATTCGTTCAGTGAGATTAACGAGCTCGCTGAAAACCTGCTTAACGAGGGTGATATAGAATCCCTCAAGGTAGTGGCAAAAGAAAATGGAATACAGGCTGATTTCGTGGACCTATACACGCATGGTGAAATCCCGGAGCTGTGCGATAAGCTCACGGCGGCACTCGGCAAGATTGATGTCGAGGCAGCAGAGCTTAAGCCCAAGGAAATCATGGAGGACTGGGTGGAGTACCTAAGAGGCCAGTGCATGGAGAATGAGCTCCTGGCTCACAATGTCAGAAAGAAAGGCAAGACATTGAAGGGCTGTATAGCCGCCATCCTGACATGGTCATTTAAGAATCAGCAGACAGTGGACAAGGATATCATCAAGGCAGCAGGCGTATCAGCAAGCAAAGTCACGCTCGGCATCCCGGGTATGGCAAGAGCCAAGAAGATAATCACAGACTACTACATGGGAGGCACGAAAAAATGAAAAGAACAAAATTTTTAAAATGCGATCCATGTAACACTCCGAAAAAAACAAGTAAGGACAGAGTGGTAGCAACAAGCCAGATCTTAGAGATTGACGGGGAGCGTGCTGTGGAGATAAGTCTGTTTTTCGGAGGAGACCTAAAAGGTCGGTATTTTGCAGATATGGAAAACCACAGTGCCTGGGTAGATGGAAAATGGTACACCTGCAGGCTGAAAAACGTAGTCAGATTATGTGAGGGATTAGAACCTCTGAAAAATGACTATTACTATTGTTCTACAGATATGACATGGGCCTCAAATGAAGAAAAAGAGAGGGCACAGGATTTCCTGGACACATGGAGCATAGACGGCTATGAGGAAAATCTAAGCAGCAGAAAGAAACAGAAAGCAATAGAACGAAAAATAGACAGGATAGATCAACAAATGGCAGATATACCTTGCGTACCGGAAGGTGCAGAAAGCTGGTTGGAGCAGGAGATTTTCCCGGGGCACATACTATTTATCAAGAAAACAGGGAAAAGAACAGCGTATACCTGTACAGCTTGCGGATGCAGCAGTTTGAAAAAGAAAGGATGGAAACACGGAGAAAAGACCATCTGTCCAAAGTGTGGCCAATCAGTAACAGCAAACAGCAGACAGCAGGAAAAGACGAGGACTGCCCCGGTTGTTATATTACAGAAATACGGCAGGCAGTGGGTGGAACGCCAATTCAAAGCAGTATGCAAATGGTCAGCAGAAGGGAAAGAAATACAGCTGTTTGAGCAGATAAGAGTAATCATACCAAAAGGAAAGTGCTGGGGGAAAGTTTGGTATGGAACGATACCGGAGGCGGATGAGTTGGAACAGGATTTCTGGGATAGAAATCCGCAAAATAAAAGGTTTTTATCATCGTATCTATATCCGGGAAATTTGCAGGAGGTTTTGCCAGCCGGAGAACTGGAATTGAGCGGAATGGACGTGCTGGCCAATAAGGGAAGAAAGTTCAATGTCAATAAATTCATAACCTCATTTCACAATAAACCATATCTGGAATACCTGGCCAAGGCGGGATTAAGCAGATTGACAGCAGAAATTACTGATGATTATGGCTGGTGGGGAGACCCTGACGAGATATGTACATACGCACAAAGCCTACAAGGGGCGTTGCAGTTAGACGGAAACAGAGTCAGCAGAATGAAACAACTGGACGGCGGGCTGTGCACATTGGACTGGCTGCAGTATGAAGAACTGGAGGAAGTAAAAATCCCGCAAGAGGCATTACAGTATTTAACAAACAAAAACCTGAGAGTTTATGAGTGCAAGGAGATACTTAAAGAACTAAAAAGCGTGACAAGAATGGTCAACTATATGAAAAAGCAGACGGTTCCTCCCAAAAAGCTGGTAACAACATGGAGAGATTATCTCAGAATGGCAAAAGAAGAGGGATATAACACAGAGGACGATATTGTCAGATTACCAAAAGATTTGAAGGCAAGACATGACTATTTGGTCGAACTTGGGAATAAACGAGCAGATGAGGAACGCCTGAAAGGATATAGCAAATTGGATCAGCAGATTAAAGAACGATTGCCGGAGACAAAAAGATATTTCTGGGAGAATGATAAATACATGATTATTCCGGCCGGATCCTGCAAGGAATTGATGATTGAGGGACGGACACTCCATCATTGCGTGGGTAGAGGTGACCATTACATGAAAAAAATGGCAGCAGGAGAAAGCTGGATTCTATTTCTCCGAAAAAAAGAGAATCTGGAAAAAGCATATTACACCGTGGAAATCAGCATGAAAGATGATCGTATCCTACAATATTATTCAGAGTTTGACCGTCAGCCGGACAAAACAACTATCAGCAAGGTGCTGGAAAAATTCAAACAAAGCGTGAAACGCAGACATCAGGCACGAATCACGGTACCAATAGCAAATATAGCATAAGGAGCAAGCATGGAATATATACAGATGACACTCGATGACTGGGTGCAGATGAAACAGAAACTGAGGCAGGAGCTTATAGGAGTGAAGCAGAGCTTCGTGAGAATAGGCTATGTACTCAGACAGATTGATGATCAAAGACTTTATGAGAATGACGGCTACAAGAGCATAGCAGAATTTGCTAAGGCTGAGTACGGACTTGAGGCATCCACAACAAGCCGATTTATGAGCATCAACCGCGAATACTCGATTGATGGATATTCAGAGCTCCTGCGACCGGAATACACAGACCTTGGAAGGAGCCAGCTTGAGGAAATGCTCAAGCTCCCCGACTCTGACAGGCAGATGATACAGCCCGAGGCCTCAAGAGAGGACATAAGAGAGCTCAAGAGATTTAACAAGACCGAGCCTGCAGCAGGTGTGGCAGATGACACCATGCAGCTGATAGAGAAATTCTTTGAGGAGAATAAGGATATCCTCAACGAGGTGTACTCGAACGAGTTTGACGAGGAATCAATGAACAGCTTTGCGGAAATTGTAAATTCTGCCGGAAACCGCTCATTCAAAAAAGGTCTCTACTTCATGATGATGTATGAGAACCGCGTCTCCATCAAGAAGTTCGGAGATACACCAAAAAATATGTCATGGTGGGAATTCTACAAGCTTATGCGCTCCATCTTTGATGAGGATGCAGCAGGCACCAGAACATGGCAGAACCATTTTGGAGGAGACGATGAAGTACAGGAAAATGAGCCAACAGGAGAGAATACTACAGCAGAAACTCGTGAGTCAGAGGATGACAATGCAGCAGTTGGAGAAGCTGGCACTGATGAGGTCGAAGAGACTGAATCGGGAAGCGTGGCAGATAATGAGCCGGCTCCTGGAGCAGGAGAAGAGCAAAAGGATGATTCCACCGACAGAGCTGCAGACTGCAGAGAGGATAATAGAGAGCCTGCAGACAGGCCAGAGGAACAGGCAGGAGAAAAGAGCCTTGGAGAGCAAATTGCGCCGGCGCAAAAATCCCCGCAAATCCTTGAAAAATCAGAGCCTGAGAGCATCGAAAAGGAAGAAAATGAAGTCCGAAGCATAGAGGAAAATGAGCCGGAGACAGAGGACGAAAAGCCGGAGACAGAAGTCATAGAATTATGCATGACAAGAAGAGAATATATGAACACTCTTACGGTGGCAAAATTGGCTGATTACATAGCAGAGGAGCATCACAGCGGCCACTTATTAGCATCAGATTTAATTTTTCCCGAGAAAATCAGACAATGGCTCAGAGATGAGGTTGACAGATATGGAAAATCACAAAGTTAGGAGGCAGAAATGTTTATAGATTGTACAAAATTAGAGAAAATCTTAAAAGCTGATTACAAATCGTGGGGCGTTAAGTTCGGTCTCACAGAGAAAGGTATGTACATTCTGAACGGTACCGGCTGGATGATAGAAGCCGACAACACAAAAATCACAAAGGAATTTTTAGGTACCGTAATCAAAACCTGCGGTCTTGCACCGGAAAAGGGCGAGTTCATGACATACCAGAAAGGACACGATCCACAATTTGAGACCGAAAGAAAGCCGCTCCTGTGGGATATGGCAAAGGACACGAAGGAAGCCTTTATTTCACCAATTAAAATCATGCAGAACGATAACATGATGTCGGTAGTTAAAACACCGGGCGGGGCGCGTCTCATCAACGATGCACGCTTGGCCATAGTCAACCCGGACAAGTGCCGTGAAAACGAAAATCCACCAAGCACCTTTGCCGTGCATGGTGACTGGCTTATCTCATACAACGACGAGATGGCAGTCGGAATATGCTTCACGAATCCTGCCTACAAGCCGGAGCTTGAGGTCTTAAGACTCCTCTCAGGAGTGGATTTCTACTGGATAGAGACACCACACTATGAGCTATAGGTTGAAACACCTGCAGAAATGCGAAAGAAACTGGGCATGCGAATTACTTATATCACGAAACTGATTTGTAAGCCATTTATACACAAGGGAGCCCTTACCCAGCTCCATTTACCTCAGGAGGATACTATGACGTTACAGGAATATGAAGCACAGGGCGGCTGTGAAGGATGCCTCTTTTACGGTACAACAGATGTAGACGGAAGAAAAGGCTGCACGTTTGATTGGTTCGATGATGAGTCGGATGATTGGAACTGGGCAAAGAATTGTGATGAGATAAGCGAATAGGAGAATAATATGTCAGAAATAGATTTAATAGTATATGGGATACTCTTAACGTTCACCCTGATTGGAACAACAGAGTTTGTGATAGGACTGTTGTTAATTAGAGAATACGATAAGCTTCAGGAAGATAGGGATAAGAGGACGAAACACAATGAACAGAAATGAATGCATAAACTGTAGGTATTACGAGAAATGCGGTAGACCAAGCAGACAGGTAAAGTGCATGGGATATGAGAAGGGAGATGACAGAGATGAGACAACACGAGAAACAGGAAGACATGTCTCTTCCACAGATTCTTGAAGATATCCATGACAGGATATGTGATGAATATTGCAAATGGCCGTCACAGTATCCACTGGCAACGGATGACGAGGCATATAACAGAATGGGAGAAGAGCATTGTGATAAATGCCCGGTTCGAAGATTAACTTAGTAGGCAGCAGTTGAATAGCAGGACTTACAGCCGAGTAAAACCCATAGAACCCATTGAGGAGTGACAAATGACGAAGAAAGAATTAACAAGCGTATATTATATCAAAAAAGAAATCAAGATGTGGGAAGAACAACTGGAGCTGATTGAAAGTAAAGCAGAAGGAAAAGCAATGCAGATTACAGGCTTGCCATTTACTCCGGGCACTGGAAGCAATGACCCGATGGCAGACTTGGCAATTAAGGCTGTGAGTGTAAGAGAGCTGATTGAAGCCAAGAAGAGAAAGCTCAATCAGCAGCAGGACAGAATTATCTCATGGATTATATCAATAGACGACACAGTCGTTCGACAGATTATGTTGTACCGTCATGTCAGGTGCTATTCTTGGAACACAGTGGCACAGAAGATAGGCATTACAGCCGAGAGCGCAAGAAAGCAGCATGACAGATATCTGAAGCAGTCCAAGATAAAGGATGATATATGATATTACAGGAGTATGAGCAGCAGGGTGGCTGTGCAGGATGCGCATTTTATGGCGCAATAAACATAGAAGGAATACAAGGATGCACGTATAACTGGGATGATGAGTCAGATGATTGGAATTGATGGAGAAATTGTGAAGAAATTAGTGAATAGGAGGAGCTTATGTCAGGAATAGATTTTATAGTATACGGAATTATATTAACTGTTGCGCTGATCGGAACAACAGAGTTTGTGATAGGGCTGTTATTGCTTAGGGAATACGATAAGTTGCAGAAAGATAACAAACATGAAGAATAGATGGTCAAAGGTAAATGACAAGTCGTTTTTTGAGGAGGCAAATACAGGACTTATCTATTTACCTTTGATTATGCCTATTGAAGTTACAGGCTGATGAGGATAGTCAAATGGAATCTTACAATATGTATATCCGCCATAAAGAAGATATGAGCGTGATTAAGCACATGAATTACGAACTTGTGCAGAGCATATCTGGCTATCAACGTGAGAATAAATTTTATCATCTTACGTTTCTCCTTTCGTTTTCTAGAGTATGATTTTTGTTTCTCTTTTTTTGAGTTTGCTGAAAAACCATCTGATATATATATGGATTTTGAATACGAACACTAAAACGATAAGAAATTTTTCGAGAGAATTGTTGCACTGTATGTGATTTTTTTGATGAAAAAGTTTCAAATTTGCAACTTTTTACATTACCTGATGGTAATCAACAATTATGGAGGTATAACATGATAGATAATGAAATACGTAAGCAATATAGACAGGTCATAAATGATTTAAAAGTAGCAGTTATAAAAACTTGGGCATATAGAATATGTGAGCAGGCTGTTGAAAGATTGAGAAAAATATTAAATTAGAATTTAAGAAAGACAAGGAAACATGGCATGGTATGCACTTTATAAATGGTACAAGAATTGGAGCAGGAGGAGATACCCCAATATGATTGACTGGTACTGTGCATATGATTTAGAAAAGAAATGAACTACAAAGTGTGAATGTTATGAAAAATGTATAAAAAAATTATCGATAAAAGGGAAAATATGCATAAATTAGTAAAAAAATATATATAAAGGTCTAGAATTATTCAAGAAATTATGAAAAAACTATTGAAATGAGAAGTAGTTTCGTTTATTGTATATATGTAACAAATGTTGACTTGGCCAAAGGAGTAGAAAATATGAGCGTAATGATAAGTTGGAGTTTCGTTAAGGGATTCGGAAAGGCTCTAAATCTAGGTGGAATTAAAGAGTGGCCAGACATTTATGGTTGTGAAACAAAAGACTATAATGCACTAAGAGGTGATTGGGCAAATGTCGGAAAATACATCAGAGAAAGCACCGATAAATGTGGAAAAGCAATTGGTGAAAGAAGTTTCTGCGCAAGATAAAATGGATGAAATAACAAATGATTCCGAGGATGAAATAAAAAATATATCTGAAAAAACAGTGGAGAGGGTAGTCGCAAAAGTGATTCAAAGTGAATTTAGTGGACCGATTCCTCCGCCGAATATTATTAAGGGCTATGAAGATATTTTGCCAGGCGCAGCAGAAAGAATAATTTCTATGGCAGAAAGACAATCGGCACATCGTCAGGAAATGGAAAGAGTTATGGTAAATGCGGAAGCAAGAGATAGTTTGCTTGGAGTTTGCTTTGCTTTTTTATTGGGGATTGGCTGTTTGATAGCATCAGCTATTATTGTAATTTATGTACCTGAGAAGACTGGGGCAATTTCAAGTGCGATGGTTGGAATAACAGGTATTGCATCAATAATTGTTGGCTTTATAAAAGGAACGAGAGTTGGTTCTTCGAAAAATGATTAATACACCTAGACGAAAGAGAAAGAGATATAGAGACTGTTGCATTGACTAATATGATGTTAATGTGACAGTCTTTTTTTGTGAATTTAAATAAAAATAAAATTTTTAAAGTTGTCCGTTTTGTCCGCTCGATATGTGATATAGTATAGGTGTAAAGGATTGGTGATGAGCCAGTCCTTTTTCTTTTAGAACTATGACAGATGCAGAAGCAAAGAAGTTTTACAATAGTAAAGCGTGGGAAAATAAGAGAATAGAGATACTAAAGAGGGATCACTTTGAGTGCCAGGATTGCAGAGCCAGGATACAAAAGGCTGTAGAGGAAGGACGATGGCTGCCGGAAAGAGACAAGAAGATATCCAGGGCGCAGCAGGTGCATCATATACAGGAGCTAAAAGAACATCCTGAATTGAGACTGGATGATGATAACCTGATCAGCTTATGTATACAATGCCACAACCTTAGACATGGCAGAGCACCAAGGAGATTCAAAAGAAAGAAGAAACTTGTAAGCAAAGAGATGTGGTAGAGATACCCCCCCCGGTTAATTCTCATGGATTTTTTCTCAGAGGAGAACGGGCATGTGGCCATGACTCCGGAAAAATTTTGAAATCTCGCGTGAAAAGGGTAGGGGAGACTTTTTGAAGAATTACTTTAAGAAGGAATTTTTTCATGAATGATAAAAACACCGTGTTTTTTGCTGCAAAAATGCATAAAAATAGTTCCAAAACTGACATATTTTGAGAAAAAAGAGGGGGGTGAGCAGCTTGACAAAAACAGAAATTAAGGAATCCTTGATAAAACAGTTGGAGCTTAGAGGCATGAGTGCCGATTTCTATAAGGACATGATAGAGGACTATGTATATTACTGGTCGCTCAAGAAGAAACTGATCAGTGATATAAAGCAAAAAGGTCTGAGGTACAAGACTATCAATGGAAATGGGGTAGAGGTTGAAAAGGCAAATGAATCTGTAGTCAATCTGCAAAAGACCACAGCCACCATGCTTAAGATATTAGCTGATCTGAAATTAAAAGATCTGGTACCAGAGCCGCAGAATTCTTCAGATGGTTACCTGTAAAGAGATTGATGATTATCTCAAATATGTCAAAGAGCATTCAAAATGGATAAATAAAAAAAGAAAATTGCTTATCAAAAACATCGTAAAGCCGTTATTAAAGCGGAACGATGTTTTTTTTGATAGAAAAACATATGAGCAGTGCCTTGAATACTGTCGGGTAAATTACTATGAGCTGTTTCCGTTTCAGAAATTTATTTATGCTTTTGTGTTCATGTATAAGGATGATATCCCGATATTTCCAAAGTTTTTTATCAAGGAAGGCCGAGGAAATGGTAAAGACGGGTTTATAGTACCATTGGCAAATTTTCTGCAGACTCCGCTGTATGGTGTGAAAAATTATCATGTAGAGATAGTTGCCAATTCAGAAGACCAGGTTAAGGATACATTCAAAGTGGCATATGATATGCTGCATGAAAATGCTAAATTTAAGGGCAAATTCTCTGTAACTAAGGAGCTGATTTGTAACCTTGCGACCGGTTCAGAGATGAAATACAACACATCAAATGCCAAGACCAAGGATGGTAAGAGAACAGGCTGCCTTGTACTAAATGAGATTCATGCTTATGAGAATTATGATCAGATAAATGTGTTCGAGTCATCATTCGGTAAAGTTAAGCATTCAAGAGAATTTATTATTACAACGGATGGATATGTCAGGGATGGTCCACTGGATGAGATATCGGTCATGTGCGCAGAGATTCTTGAAACTGGGGAAAACCCACTGGGATATTTCCCTTTCATCTGCGAAATTGATGATATGAAAGAAGTGGATATACCGGATGCATGGCACAAGGCAAACCCATCTATGGAGTATATGCCTATCCTTGCAAATCAGATCATGCATGATTATCTGGAAATGAAAAAGATCCCATCAAAGCGACCTGAGTTCATAACAAAGCGAATGAACAGAGCCGCAAGAAGGGAAGAGGAGACAGTTACAAGCTGGCAGAATGTACTGCGGGCATGTTATGAGGGTACAACTCGTGATGAACTGGAAAGAAAGATTCCGCGAAAAACAGAAGATACCAAGGGACAGCCAGCAGTCGTAGGACTGGATTATGCAGACATCAGGGACTTTGCATCAGCAGGAGTCCTTACAAAAACAGAATCGGGAGAATATATATGGCGGCAGCACACATGGATTTGTGCGGAATCGCCTTTTTTAGATTCTATAAAATTTCCGTTGAAAAATATCGGACAGCCTGAATTTAATGATTTTGAAATTGTACCGGGACCGGTAATTGATGTTAATTTGATTGTGGATTGGTGTATGGCCAGATTTTCAGAATATGAAGTCAAAAAGATTGCAATGGACACATACCGTTATACTCTGTTTAAGCGGGCATTTGAGGATCGCGGTATTTCAATTGAAGACAGGAAGAATCCTAATGGTATTGTCCGGCTGATCAGAAAGATAACATCGGCAACAGGTATAATTGCTCCGTTTATCCAGTCAATGTTCAGTCAGGGGATGATAAATTTTGGAGCATCTTCGATCATGAGGTGGTACACAAACAACACAAGTGTGACAGAGGACAAATTTGGGAATAAGATGTTTGGCAAAATAGAGCCAAAACTAAGAAAAAATGACGGCTTCATGGCTTTTGATGTTGCAATGTTCTGCAAAGATGAGCTTGAAGTCAAAACAATATACATTTAGGAGGGCAGGATGTTCGATTTCCTTTTTCAGAATAAAAATAAAGAAATGCAGTCAATGGCAGAACTGATAACGCTTGATCTGCAAAAGCTTAACCTGTCAAAACTGGCTATAGAAAAGGCTGTTATGATGATCGCAAGAGCGATTGCAAAGTCAGATATTGTTATACAGTCTGATAGTGACCAAAAGAGGAAGATTGAGTACAGACTTAATGTGATGCCGAATGATCATGAGTGTGGTACATATTTTTGGACAAAGGCAGTAAAGGAGTTGTTATGTGCGCAGGAGGTATTGATCATTCCAATGAACGGTAAGTATTATCGGGCATCAGCATGGCAGGTATCAAACAGTGTGCTTTCAGAGCGTATTTACAGCAACATAATCTTGGAATGTGCCGGTGAGAGTTATGGACTATATAAAACATTTACTTCATCACAGGTTATCCATCTGCGATATGATAATGCAAAAGTAAAATTTTACCTGCAGTCGGTAGTAGAGCAGTATGATAATACGCTAAATGCAGTCAATTATATGATAAGGCTTTCAAGCCAGCCAAAATTCAAGCTGAAACTGGGTGGGACACTATCATTCCGGGAAAAACAGGCAGATGGTACGGATAAGATAGTTACAAAAGATATGTATGTTGCAAAGATAAAAAGACTGCTTGAAAGTGATGATCTGACTGTCCTCACGGAGTCGGAAGGCGTATCACTTGAGAACATACAGTTGAATAGCAACGCAAAAGCGGAGGAATTGGCAAAGATAGCCCTGACTATTAACAATGAGGTGGCAAATGCATTTGACATACCAGAGGCGGTATTTAACGGCAATATCACGGAAAAATCAGATGCAACAAATGAATTTATCACATATGCGGTCGGACCGGTAGCGGAAGTACTTAATGATACGCTTACCGCTTACATAGTGGGCGAAAATGATTACAGCCAGAAAAATGAAAAAGTAATAGTATGGCTTGCCCGCTTTAAACATGTAGATGTTGTTGACAGTGCTGTCAATTTGGATAAACTCCGTGGAATTGGTTTCAATTATGACGAAATCAGGGAAATGGTAGGATATCCAGTACTTGATACAGAATTCAGTAAAGCCAGGGCACTGACTAAGAACTATGGAGAGGAGGACGATAAAAGTGAAATATTGGGTACCTGATTATGTGGAGCTGTCCGTTAAACAGTAGTAAGAAGAAAGGAACAGTATTATGAACAATAAAAATGTGATTTACAGATTCCAGAAGACGGATAATGCACACGAGATTTTTATATTTGATGAAATCAGGAAAACAGGACCGTTTAACTGGGATACATGGCAGTATGAGGATTCTGAAACATCTGCCAAGCATTTCAAAGAGCTGCTGGATGAGATTCCAGAGAGTGAGGATATAAATATATATTTCAACTCAAACGGTGGAAGCGTAGATCAGGGAACAGCTATTTACAATATGCTCCAGCAGCATGGATCATATAAGACAGGTATAGTGATGGGGGGATGTCATTCTATCGCATTTACCATATTACAGGCTTGTGATAAGCGCATCATGGGACAGGGAACCACGGCTATCATACATGATATGTGGGAAACAGTTACCGGAAATGCAGCAGACCTTAGAGCAGAGGCTGATAATCTTGATGTGGCAATGGACAGCTGTATAGCGTTATTTATGCAGAGGGCAACAATCCCGGAAAGTGAACTCAGGGAGATGATGCACAAGACTACCACATTATCGCCTCAGATGGCATTGGAATATGGGCTGATCGATGAAATAGGAGTTGCACCTAAAAACGATGAGCCGGATGTTACGCTGCAGGAAGTATTGAATGAAAATAAAATGCTCAAGCAGCAGATAAGGAACAAAACAGAACATGAGAGACAGTTAGCTGAGTTTTACCAGTTGACACATAAAGAAAATGACAGGAACACCACCGAATGGGGTTCTTTTTTTAATTAAGGAGGAAGATCAGAATGAAAATTGAATCAATCAACAAAGAAGTGAAGGACCAGGTAATGCAGTTGCTTAATGATGCACCGGCAGACAAAAAAGCGGAAGCCATCATGCAGTCTATCGAGATGATCCAGGAGGCAGCACATGAGGATCTCATTAATCAGGTAGTTGCAGAGGCAGAGCGTGCAAGCCATGATGCAGAGTTTAAGAAACAGCTTGGACTTAGAAATCTTTCACAGGAAGAGAAGCAGTTTTACGAGGGCTTCAAGGATATTAAGCAGTCCATCACTGCAAATCAGATCGATATTATTCCAACGGAGATTATCGATCGCACACTTGATGATGTAAAGAAAGCATCTCCAATCCTTAAGCTGGTGAATATGGCACCTGCAAATGTAAAGAAGTGGATAGTAGCATCACATTCTGGGGCAGCAGTATGGGGAGCTCTTACGGATGCTGTGAAAGGTGAATTAAATGCTGAAATTTCGGCTCTAAACATCGAAATCCATATGCTCACAGCATATCTTGTTATTCCAAAGGCTATCAGGGAGCTGTCCCTTGAGTTTGTAGACCGTTACTTCATGGCTATTCTTTCAGAGGCTATGCAGGATGGTCTTGTAAAAGGCTATCTTGATGGAGATGGTAAGACAGGACCTATCGGTATTTTCCGTCAGATCTCAACTACTAACGGAGATGGAACGAACAAGGCTAAGACGGTTGTGACAAACATCACAAAATTCAGCCCTAAAGGACTCTCAGATGTGAGAAAGACTCTTACCAATAATGGTAAGCGTGTTGTAGACAAGCTGTATCTTATCTGTAATCCGTCAGACGAGGCAGAATATGTTGACCCATGCATGTATGGAGAGGCTCTGACAGGCGGCTATGTCAACAAGTCATTCATTGACATCGAAAAAATTGTTGATGCCAACTGTCCGAAGGGTAAGGCTGCATTTACAATTGAAGGATACTACACTATGGGAACAACAGGTGTGAGAGTCAATGAGTATGATCAGACAAAGGCTATGGAAAATGCAGATCTCATTATTGCATCATGCTACGCAAACGGTCGTGCGGTTGATGACAATGTTGCAGTTATCTTTGATGTAACTAAGCTGGAGGAGTATGTACTCCCTGTAACACAGGCTACAATCGTTCAGGCTGGACAGGAATAATAAAAGAGAGGCAGTAATATGGAGAACACAGAACTGACAGCACTGGTATCAGAGATGAGGGCAGAATTCCAGATTCCGCCATATTACGAAGACAGTCAGCTTGCAAATCTTGCAAGAGAGGGTGAATGTACAGTCGGGAGCTTAAATCCCGGCTGTAATATCACAACAGATCTGACATACAGGATGCTGCTTAAAAATTACATGTATTATGCATATCACCATAGAGTCAGTGAGTTTATGGATAATTATTCAAGTGTGATTTTAACGTGGCAGATGGAAACGGAGGTGGAAGTGGATGGCAATGCCTGAATATACAGATGGTGTGCTGGAACTTCTCAGGATAGAGGAGGATAATTCGCAGGACTTTCCGGTGGAAAAGGTAAGATCTACCGGGATGTATATCTGGTACAGGGAGCTTTCTGTATTTGACACAACACGAGCTAAGCTGTCTGCAGATGGAATAGAGGTTACAATGAAAATCAGTATTCCACAATATAAGCAGATCAACAGTAAATGCATATGTGTAATAGATGGCGCACAGCATGAGATATACAATGTGGCACATGTCACTACAAAGGATGGTTTCAAAGAGACCGAGTTGACACTTAAGACTCCGGCATATGACAGGGAGGTATATGATGACGAAACAGGAACTCAGTAAGATGTTACATGCCACTGGATGTCCGGTCAATGAAGGAATATCTGATCTTGATAATGGAAAGAAATTTCCGAGAATTGATTATTGGGAAATAGCATGGGATGATGTGATGGCATCAGGTGACAACTATGAAGATAAAATCACATGGCAGGTGAGCTTTTATTCTCGCACACCAAGAAATGAAAAGCTGATAATGCTGAGAGATATGATGCGCAAAAAGGGACTACACCCAACTATCCTGCATGAATTTATTACAGACGATAAAATTTGGCATTCGTATTTCTCGCTGGAGACAATGAATGAATGATATTACATTTGAAGATTCCGGAATGGAAGAATTTCAGGATATGCTTGGAAGCTATCTCTCAAAAGTGGACGAAAAAAGTGCTCTGGATGCAATAGAGGAGGGAGCAAAGGAGTTTGTTAACGACCTGTTGCGCCTGCCAAAGCCAAGGAGAAAGGTCACAGCTCCGGGATATACACATCTGGTTGACTCATTTAGTTATAAGCGTGATAAGACAGGAATAGATGTGGGATGGGGCAAGTATTACGGACCGATGCTTGAACACGGCACGAAAAAAATGAGTGCAAAAGCTCACTTGAAACCATTATTTGAACAGAACAAAGAAAGATACTATAAAAAGATGATAACAGCATTGGATTTATAGAACAGGAGGCAATTATGGCAATTAAAACTAAGAGACCACCAATGAAGGAGACAATAGGAGCTCAGTATTTGTGCTTCAATACAATGGATACAGATGGCAGGTGGACATCCACATTTGCGGAAGAGGTGGAGAAGACAGAAGTAGTTAAAAGCGTAAAAGTCACGGAAAATGGAGAACCAACTGATACATACGCGTCAGGAGCAGTGTATGACAGTGATATTACAACAACTTCAACAGATATCGAGGTGGAAATTGTTGCATTTCCGGCTGACACACTTGCAAAATTACGTGGTGACAATGTTGATACTGATGGTCTTATTCTTTCAGGTGGAAACAGACCACGACCTTATTTTGCTTATGGTAAGGTGGTTAAATTAAGAAAAGGCGGATATAGATACGACTGGTATCCAAAGTGCAAGCTCAGTGAGAACTCTGATGATACATCAACATCTGAGGAGAAGGCAAACGAGCAGACAGATACAATCAAAATCAAAGCATATCCATTTAATGATGATGGAGATATTGTTGCCAGAGTTGAGAGTGCATCTGCACCGGAAGGATTGACGGAAGATAAGTTCTTCAGCAAACCTATCCTAACTAAAGCAGACCTTGCAGCAGTATTAACAGCAACAGCAAAGGAAAAGTAGGCCTATGGACGAGAAAATCATAACCTTAACTGATGGCACAAAGCTGGAGGTTAAGGTTAATTTTATGACATTATATCTAATCCAGAAAGATGGATTAGACAAAGTAATCAATAAAGAGACACTATCAGAAGATGAGAACATGGAAGCGGCAGCAAAGCTGATTTATATTATTCTTCGGTCTAACGGTCTAAAGGTAGACGAAGACGAAGCACTCATTTTGACACCGATGGATCCAGAGGTCATAAGAGAGCTGTTTGACGAATTCGGCAAAAAGGTTGAAAAATATAAAAAAAAAGAGGCCACAAAAAAGAATCAGCCACAGACCAGGAAGAGGAAAAAGAAGAAATCGAGATAAACTGGGCTGAATACATGGTAGCTGCAAGAATGATGGGGATGAGCGAAAATGAATTTTTTAACTCGGATCCCATTTTTTTTAATGAGTGCCTTGAAGTGTGGCAGGAGGTCGAGAAAAAGAAAGTAGGTGTGATATATGGCAGACAGTGAAATGAAAGCTGTAGGGCTTAAATTAAAGGTAGACGGTACCGTAGACTTTAAGAAATCACTGACAGAAGTAAATAATGCTGTAAATGAAAACAGATCTGCCTTCAAGCTTGCCAAGTCGGAATGGGACAAGAGCACGTCATCAGCGGAGAAACTCAGGGCAACTCAGGAGTATTTACAAAATCAGACAGAAGCCTATACAGCTAAGGTTGACAGGCTCAACGAAATACTTAAAGCACAGGAGAATGCTGAAAAGAGAGACGAAGAGGCAATATCAAAGACAAGGCAGCAGTTGGATAATGCACAGGCTGCCCTAAATCACTACAAAAGTGGTCTAGAGGATGTAAACAAAAAGCTTGAAAGTGGTGTTGCAACATTAGAGGATTACTCCCAAAAGGTACAAAATTTTAGTGATGCGACTGGAAACGTCGGCAGTTCATTAAACAAAAATGTTACTGCACCGATTGCAGCGGCAGGTGCCGGAATAATGGCAGCCTGGGAGCAGGTTGATGAAGGCATGGATATTATTGTCGAAAAAACCGGTGCGTCAGGAGATGCTCTTGAGGAAATGCAGACTTCTGCAAGAAACATAGCAAAGAGTATTCCGACAGATTTTGCAACGGCAGGAAGTGCGGTTGGAGAAGTCAATACAAGGTTTCATATGACAGGACAGGAACTGGAGGATTTATCACAACAGTTTGTTGAGTTCGCTTCGCTTAATGATACTGACGTATCATCTTCGATTGATAACACCCAGAAGGTTATGGAGGCATTCAACCTCAAATCCAAGGATGCAGGGGCACTTCTTGATACCATGAATAAAGTAGGACAGGATACAGGTATATCAATGGACACACTTGCATCCTCAATGGTATCTAATGCAGCATCCCTAAAGGAACTTGGTATGTCAGCTGCAGATGCAGCAACCTTCATGGGACAGTGTGAGACGTCAGGTGTTGATACAAGTACGGTGATGGCTGGCCTAAAAAAAGCTCTTGTTAATGCATCCGGAGAAGGCAAATCTATGAAACAGGCTTTGTCAGATTTGCAAAGCACAATGTCAGGCGCGAATAATTCAACAGAAGCATACAATGCTGCCATTGATTTGTTTGGTTCAAAAGCAGGACCGGCACTGGCACAATTCTGCCAGGAAGGAAAACTGAATTTTGAAGAGCTAGGCAAATCATTGAATGACAATGTTGGAAGTGTCAGTGATACATTTAATGCAACGTTGGACCCGGCAGATCAGTTCAAACTCACATTAAATCAGTTAAAGGATGAAGGGTTTGAACTTGGCAATGCATTAGGACCAATACTAGCACAATGTCTTCAGACAGTAACACCGATTCTTAAGGACATTATCAATTCATGGAATTCATTATCACCGGAAACACAGAATATGATCATCAAATGTGCTCTTCTTGCAGCAGCAGTTGGCCCAGTGATTTCTATCATAAGCAAGGTATCAGGAGGGGTTTCGTCACTAATTGGCATTATATCTAAAATTGCACCTGTATTGGGGCCTATAAAAACTGGTTTTGCAGCAGTAAATGCAGTCATGGCCGCTAATCCAATACTTATAATTATTGCGGCAGTTGCAGCACTTATAGCTATTTTTGTGACACTCTATAACAAGTGCGAATGGTTCAGGGATGGTGTAAATGCCATATTTGGAGCTGTAGCCGATTTTATCAAGGGAGCTATTGATAAGATTAAAGGATTCTTCGATTTCGATTGGAAATTACCAAAAATAAAGTTGCCTCATTTTAAAGCGAGTGGAGAGTGGTCACTTTCCCCACTTAAGGTACCTAAATTTTCCGTGGATTGGTATGCGAACGGAGGAATCCTGAACAGTCCGACAATTTTCGGCCAGAACGGTAACTCATTGATGGGTGGAGGAGAAGCAGGCAAAGAGGCTGTATTACCAATTGAGTTATTGAAAACTTACATGCGAGAAGAAAATGAGTCAAATAACAGTGTATTAGCCTCAATGATTGCAGATGCAATACAAAAAATGACTTTGGTATGTCAGAATGACATTTATATTGGAGACAAAAAAACGGTGTCAGCATTAACCAACCTGATTCTGAAAAATGTATCAAATAAAATGCTGAACGCACAGGGAGCGAAAGGATAAGTTATGCAGGATATTGAATATAACGGAATGACCGGGTCTTCCATTGATATTTATTCTAAAGATCTTATATCTCTTCCGGCAGCATCTGCAAATATGACAGAAATAAAACTGTCTGGAAGAGATGGAACTCTGTATAAGTGGGATGGCACCTATGAGGCAAACGAAATCAAAATTGAATTCAACTACATAGGACCGGTAGAACGATGGCATGACAGATGGAGAATGGCACAGATTTGGCTATCGGCACACAATTCAACGCTAAAAATATCTGATGATGCTGATTTCTTCTATAAGGTAACACACGTCACGCTTGACGAGTGCAGCAGAACAACAAAAAGAATCGGAAATTTTACAGCAAATTTTAAGACGCTTGACGGACTGCAGTATCTTGTGGATGGTACTAGAGAGTATGATATAAAAGATGTACTGTGGAATCAGTATCTCACTTGCCATCCGACATATAAAATTACAGCGGAAGGCATGTGCACTCTGACCGTAAACGGAAATACAATGACAGCGAATGTTGGTCAGAATCTTACTATAGATACCGACAGAATGATAGCATATAGGTCTGATGGTACTCTGAATAATACACAGGTTACAGGCAATTATGAGGATATGTATCTTCTAAATGGTGAAAATGAAATTAGTTTTAGCGGGGGAGAACTCAAAGTGATTCCCAATTGGAGGTGCTTATGATTCAGATATATAATCCGGAGAATACAGATTTTGAAAAAAACGGAAACATGACACTGTTTCCATCATCTGCCACTGTAAATGCAAAAATAAGTGGAGCATGGGAAGTTACATTGGAGCATCCTCTGGACGATGAAGGCAGATGGAAGTATATAGTGGATAATGCAGTGGTGAAGATGCCGTCTTTCAATGGAGAGCAGCTTTTTAGGATAACACACAAAGAAAAGAGTGAATCAGAGATAACAGCAGATTTGCAGCCTATTTTCATGGATTCAAAAGATGATTGCTTTCTTATGGATGTCAGACCGACTAATAAGAATGGGCAGCAGGCGCTTGACATAATGACAGCTCAAAACAAAAAGTATTCTGCAAAATCTAATATCGCGGATATCAATACAGCATATTATGAAAAAATGAATTTGATTGAAGCGTTGAACAGCGATAATGAAAATTCATTTCTTAATGTATGGGGCGGTGAGATTGTTTATGATAATTTCACAGTGGTCATAGATAAAAAGGCTGGCAGTGACCGTGGTGTTGAGATTCTATATGGCAAGAACGTAGCCGAAAATGGAATGTCTGAGGAGGTTGATATGCGCAACGTAGTCACCAGAATAATCCCGCAGGCTTATAATGGACAGACTATGGATGGAAGTACACCATGGGTGGATTCCCCTTTGATAGACAAGTACCCGACCATAAAATACAAAGTCATGAAATTTGAGAATGTAAAGATGGAGGCTGACGCACAGGACGGAGATGCAGACAATGGAATTATCGTCTGCCATACGCAGGAGGAACTGAATGCAGCACTGGAAAGGCAGTGCCAGAAGCAGTGGAAAGAGGGAGCAGACAAGCCAACAGTCACTATTGAGGTTGACATGGTTATGATTGAGGATACAGAGCTTTATTCGGATGTCAAGGAGCTTGTAAGCGTATCACTTGGGGACACTGTACACTGCCGAAATGCGAAGCTTGACATCGTTACTGATGCCAGGGTCATTGAGCTGGAGTGGGATTGTGTGAACAATACCATTTCGTCAGTCAAATTAGGCGATTATCAGTTTGACTATATATCTAATCAGGTCAGCCTTCAGAATCGTATTGATAGTGCAATACGTGATGATGGGAGCGTAGTTGGAGCTCAGGTTAAAGGAATCCTTGATGCGGTAAAGACACAGTTTCATGCAATGCGTGACATAGCAAAGAAACAGGATGTAAGAGCTATGCTCTTTGAGGATTTGGATCCGGAATCACCTACATATGGAGCTATGTGCCTTGGCTCAATGGGATTTGAGATTGCATCCAAAAGGACCGCTGATGGAAAAGACTGGATATGGAGTACATTTGGAACCGGGAAAGGCTTTTTTGCCGACTATATTATAGCCGGAACCATGTTGGCAGACCGGATATATGGAGGAACATTGACCATTGGTGGGATAGACAACAAAGCAGGCATTATAAAAGTATTAGATGGTAATGGAGCCATCCTAACTATCATGGATAAAGATGGAATACTGACAAATGGTAAATACACTTGTGGAAGTGATGAATTTGGCCGAAGAGTAGAGATCTCAGAGGGGGAGATGAAGATCATGGACAAAAGTGGTAATACCGTCGGGAGAATTTTTGCAGTAAGTAATGAAATTTTTAAAATCGGTACTGAAAATGCATTATTTAGAATGTTTAAGACTGGCGAGGTATATGTTGATTGCCAGTCATTCGGTGTAAACGGATATAACGGATTTACCGGAACAGTAGAGTATTCGGATGGAACTTATGAGAATTATGTTGGAGGCCTGCTTATAGGAGGAAAATCGAAAGAGGGTGCTTATCCATGATTAGTAATAATAAATATTTGACGCAGGGAGAGATGGAGAGCAATGCCAAAGAAATTTATACATATCTAAGTGATAAAGGCTGGACAATCAATGCAATCTCAGGCCTGCTTGGAAATATGCAGAGAGAATCAACCATTAATCCTGGATTGTGGCAAAGCCTTAAAGAGGGCAACTATTCCGGTGGCTATGGACTGGTGCAGTGGACTCCGGCGTCAAAGTATACTAACTGGGCAACAGCTAATGGATACGAGATTGGCGATGGAATTGGACAGTTATATTGGATAGATCAGTTGACGGAGTCATCGGGAGAATGGTTATCAGTGGAAACATACAAATTAACCTGGGCTCAATTTAAAGCGAGTACAGAAACCCCGGAATATCTGGCATCAGCATATCTTAAAAATTTTGAGCGTGCCGGAACAGAGAAGGAAGATGAGAGAAAGCAGAATGCAAGAGCATGGTATGACTATCTTAATGCAGGAAGATACATAGTAAGGTTTGTTCCTGCCTAATGGCTTCAGCAAAATGCCTATTAATGTTTCGAACATCAATACAAAATACTTTTAGAGAATGAAGGGAGAATTAAATGCAGACCATAAAAAGAGATATCTATGTTACGAAGAATGTATTACAGGCCCCAATACAGGTAACGGAAGGCACCAACTCAATAGCAATAGAGTTTGACGTGAGGGATTATGATATTCCGGCATCAGCGGCAGCAGTTGTGTACAGTATGTGTACAAGCACTATGGCTGAGCCTAATAAAGCCTTGGCAGAAGTGGATGGAAATATGATTACGATTATTCCTTCTGAGTCATTTTTTCATGCAGGGCAGAATGTTATGCAGATCAGAGTGATAGATGGTGACAGTAAGCTGATATCGTTCAACATAATTGTTAAATGTACTGGAAAAATGAGATTTGGTGATGAGGAAGAGGAAAAGCAGACTACACTTGTGGAACAATTGTTAAAAAGATTTGGCAACTACGAAGCAGAGCTTAAGGATGTGAGAAAAGGATTTGCAGGAGAGTCATACGATACAGCGGGGGAGGCTGTTAGAAAACAAATTGAAAGTGTCAATCAAAAAGTAGATAAAATAGAAACTATAAGTACCAAGGAAATTGATGCAATATAAGTTTTGAGACAAGAGGTGAAGTATGAGAAGAGGAACAACTCCAACAATCAAAATAAAATTAAAAGGTTGTGATATAAATAATTTGGAAAAAATATATGTAACCTTTAAACAGGGAAAATATGAGTTTGAGAAGTCCATGGATCAATTGAATACTTCGGATGAAACATTATTTATTAAATTATCTCAAGATGAAACACTGCAGCTTGATGCTATGAAGAATGTATTGATACAGGTCAGGGCAAAGACAAAAGATGAAAATGTAATTGCAAGCAATATCAAGTCAGTACCAGTTGAAGATATATTGAAAGAGGGGATGATATGACAGAAATTGAACTTGAAATGGAAAATGATACTGAATTAAGAATTGAATGTGAGCAAATATACATAATGGATGATTATGAACAGCTAAAAAACAAACCCCGCTTGAATGGAAAAGAAATATCAGGAGATATGTATGAGACAGATCCAACCATACCAGAATGGGCTAAAGCACAAAATAAACCATCATACACCCCGGAGGAGGTGAATGCAGTTAATAATGATAATGCTATTACCATTGAAGAAATAGAGGCTATATTTAATGGACTTTAGATAACAGAAAGGAGAACTATGGAAAATAAATATTTAAATCTTACAGGTGCGGTATACATCATTAGTAAAATTAAAACTCTATTGAGAGATAAAAGTGATAAAGGACACACACATTCAAAGGAAGAAATCGGATTAGGCAATGTTGAAAACAAATCATCACAAACTATCAGAGGAGAGCTTACAAGTAATAATGTAATAAAAGCACTTGGATATACACCACCGAAAGAAAATACAACGTATGCTGTTATGAAAGGTGCAACAGCTTCAGCAGCTGGAACGTCAGGATTGGTACCTGCACCGGCAGCTGGCGATCAGGGAAAGTATTTACGAGGGGATGGTACATATGGAACACCGACAAATACAACTTATTCTGATGCAACACAGACTGCACATGGTCTTATGTCAGTAAGTGATAAGAAAAAGCTTGATGGAATAGCAGAAGGTGCAAATAAGACAACAGTAGATAGTGAACTGAGTAACACTTCAACAAACCCGGTACAAAACAAGGCAGTACAGGCTGAGCTAACTAAGAAAGCACCTATAGCGAGTCCGTCTTTTACTGGTACACCTAAAGTGCCAACAGCATCAGCTGGTACAAATAATACTCAGGCCGCATCAACAGCATTTGTAACATCGGCCATTTCAACAGCGATGGCCGGTATTACTAAATTGGATTTTCAAGTAGTGCAGACATTGCCATCAACAGGCGTTAAGGGAACGTTTTATTTAATTGCCAATTCTGGAAGTGGACAGAATGTGTATGATGAATATTTATGGATCAACAATAAGTATGAAAAATTAGGTACAAGAGAAATTGATCTAAGCAGCTATATAAAGCAGTCAGATATGGTTGCAATAACCAATAGTGAGATAGATGCGGCATTTGCATAGAAAGAAGGAGAAAAAATGGCAAAATATTTGGACCTTACAGGATTAAAGTATTTTATCACAAAGAGGATAGGAAAAACGGACATATCCAAGATAGGGGATGGAACGTGTACTGGAGCTATAAGTGCATTAAACCAGAGTTTAGGTAATCTTTCAAATAAGCAAGATTGGAAAGCAATCGGAACATTTGAAGATGTTAATGAGCATGTAATATCAAATATAAAAAGTTATCGAGAATTAAGGGTAAATTTTATGCTTTATTATTCGGGGAGTTCATATATTACAAGAGACTATGTTTTCCCAGTATCAGAATCTAATAATCTTGAATTTTTATTTTTAGACGGGAATTACTATGACAGTAATAATTATACTTCATGGTGTATAGTTTATAATACAGCAAAAAATAGTATTCAAAACAGAGCCTCATGGCTTCGTAGCGTAGTACTCGGTAAAGATGCAACTTGTAAGTGTATTTACAGGGTTTATGGTAGATAAAATTAAAGTTTTAAAAACAAAAAATCTAAAGTTAAAACTTGATTATATGAAGTATCAGCTACAATACATATTGAATCATAATCACTAGTTATTCTATATCCTTTAACTATACAAAAAGACATACCGTATACTTGATTTGAAGTGTTTGCACAATTATTGACAACATTTAATAACGTATATTTTTCGTTCATATATGGACTCAATGTAGGAAAATCTTTTTTATTATAATATTTATTATCAGAATTCCATGTTGTTGATACTCTAATTTTGATTATTTTATTACCTAAACTCTGGTTAGGGAGCGAGATAGAAAATATAAAATTTAATATGTAACTAACAAATAGAGCCTAGGAGCCGACACCAAATGAGGTGCCGGCTCTTATAATATAAAGAAAGGAGCGCAAGCTTATGAACAACATTAACACAATTAAAGGACTGGTAACTGCAATAGCAGCATTCCTGTCAGCACTCTTAGGTACATTATATATCCCGGTATTACTCATGGTGCTTTGTAACATCATTGATTATATCACTGGATGTATGGCAGCTAGCAATCGGCCGAATGGAGGTATCAGCTCATATCGCAGTATCAGGGGAATCAAAAAGAAAGTAACAATGTGGTTACTTGTAGTAGTCGGAGCTGTATTAGATCAGCTTATTTTGTATGCTACGAATACGATTGGAATTAATATACCAATAAAATTTTTAGTTGCTTGTGTTGTGGCAATTTGGATCATATGTAATGAGATTATATCAATATTGGAAAATATGATAGATATAGGTATTGCAGTTCCAACATTTCTAATGCCATTGGTAAAAAATATCAAATCACAGACAGAACATATTGCAGATCAGAAAGAAAGCGAGGACAAATAAATGAGAATAGGATTAAATGCAGGACATACCATTTCAGGACCGGGATACGGCACAAGTGGAGTAATCGTTGAGTCACAGGAGACACGTAAAGTAGTAGCAAGGCTTACAGAAATCTTTAAAAGCATGGGAGTAACAGTAGTACCATGTACGATTGATAAGGCAGCATCACAGTCTGCTTATCTTAAACAGGCTGTAGCACTTGCCAATCAGGATACCCTTGATTGGTTTATCTCTATTCATTTCAATAATGATTCGGCAAAACAAGGAAAAGGAGTCGAGGTATACACCTACAAGGGAAGACAGTATCAGGATGCCATTGAAGTATGTGAACATGTCTCAGCACTGGGATTTAATAATCGTGGTGTAAAGGATGGATCAGGATTGTATGTAGTACATAGAACAAAAGCGAAATCTATGTTGATAGAGGTATGTTTTGTAAATGATCCGGATGCATCAAATTACAAAAATAAATTCGATGATGTGTGCAATGCGATAGCATATGCACTTGCTGACTATGTTGCCCCTGCAGCACCAAAGCCGCAATCACCATCTGTTACTCCGGCAAAACAGAAGTATGTTAAGGTTATATATGATGGAGCTGATGGGCTGACTGTGAGAAAATCACCATCATGGGATGCATCTGCGGCAGCAGGAACAGTAAAGAAGAACGAGGTATTTACTGTAGTTCAGGGACCTATCAAGGTGGGAAGTGGCAGCATGTATAAACTTAAGTCAGGGCTGTACATTACCGCATCAAGCAAGTATGTAAGTGTGTTTGAGAAGTAAAAACTGGCAAATAATACGGAATTATTACTATATACGCAAATGCAATTTGGTTGACACAGTGGGGCTCTAAAAGTCTCGGTGACCAGGGCTACAGTGCAATTGAGATACTCAGATACTTTTACGGAAGCAACATGTATATCAATACCGCGGAGGCTGTATCAGGAATCCCAGCGTCATGGCCCGGCTACAATATAGGCATAGGCTCGTCCGGGCAGAATGTATACCAGATACAAAGGCAGCTCGCCCGTATCGCAAAGGCATATCCGGCCATTCCATCTATTGTGCCGGATGGAATATACGGACCAAAGACAAAGGCAGCCGTGGAAAAATTTCAGGCTGTATTCGGACTTCCGGTTTCAGGTGTGGTGGACTACAATACATGGTATGAGATATCAAATATATATGTCGCTGTGACACGTATTGCGGAGCTTGCTTAATTGGATTAAAGGAGCAAAACAGTGCTGGCAAGA